CATATCTGCTGTCAGGACTTGACGACCGTGACCAAGCTCTCCAGCGGCGTCGCAATCTTCCAATGTACCATCTGGTAATTGAGCCAGTGACTCAATTGTTTTACAAGTTTGATCACCGCATGATGATTGACATCGCCGACGCTATGGTGACGGAACTGTGCGAAATGGTGGATCAGTGTACTGATTATGGGACACTGGAACAAGCCCTGGAAGCACACCAGCGCGTGCGTGGTTTGATCGCTGCAAAAGACCAAGCCATCCTCAATGAACGATCGTCCAAGCGCAAGCGTCGCAAACCACACGAGCTGCTGCTCGCAATCTTGGCTGAAGAGCCTATCGACGAAAACGAATACACGTAATACGCTCAAGAAAGCCGGCATATGCCGGCTTTCTTTTTATTCTCAGCCCATAAATAACGCTCATAACGAGGAAATCTCAGTATGAGCACTTACGACATCCAACTATCCGCGCCAGGAATCTTGCGTTCAGAGGCGTTAAATGTTACAATCAAGTTTGACCGAACGGGTCCAAATACTGGACGTATTAGTTGGAACATTCCAGCCCCTGCTGCGGGCTGCGATGCTGAAACTCAAGCATATTGTGGTATTGTTCTCACGCTGAACACTACTCCTGCGTCCGCCTCAACGTCCCCAAAGAACGGCACGGTATACAGCTCCGACCCCACTGGAGACTCCAACCTGTTCGCAGGTGATAAAATCGGTGATGCTTATGTTGTTGGCGCATTCTATGGTGACCGCGTCACCACTATGCTGGACATTACTGGGTTGCTGCCAAATACAGCGTACTTTGTGGCTGGATACCCCGCTGACTGCCAACACCGGTACTTTGTGGAGGGCGTTCACGCTTATTCAACTGAGTTTGTTAACCGCGGCACGGACGGTACACGCGGTACTCAAATCGCATTCCTAAAGCCCACGACAATTCCCACGGGCGTGCAGCCTACAGATTCCACAGGACTACCGCTACTAACGTCACCTCTGCCTCCTGCACAGCCACAGCCAGCGATATACAATTTCACGATTCAGCTTGGAGTAGATCCCAAGCCACTTCGTCCTCTCTACGTTGGCGAATGTAATCTCGTTGCGCCAACGTATACCATTAATGTCGCAAGCGCAAATGCTCAAGATTACCAATCGCTGGTTGCAGAAATCAACAAACAGCTAGCGTTGATCGGTAATGCTCCACAAGGTCCTACATCGCCTGGCACAAATCATTATTACTGGAACTCCCAACAATCAAAACTGTTCCAGTGGAATGGCACATCGTACACTGAGATTGCGTGTTTGGTCGGCATATCCCAACCAAATATTGTTGCCGACGGCACGTATTGGTTTAATCCGACCACAAACGTGCTGCAAGTATGGCAAACGAACGCTTGGGTAATAGTTACGGTATACAACAATCCACTCGACCCTGCCGCACCTGCTGCGGACAAGTCGTATTGGTATGACGGTACGGTAGTTCATCTATGGAATGGTTACGCGTGGTGCTCAATTAGCACCACAGTCCAAGCTACAGACCCTTCGCTTGCTGTTGCTCCTGTTGGTGGGTCGTTTTGGTATAACACAGTACTGAACCGGTTGTACCGTTGGAATTCCGCGCTTGAGATGTGGAATGCAGCCGAATTCATGGAATCGGACGTCAACCCAACACAACTACAGCCAGGAGCATTCTGGTTTGATTCGTCCACGAATACCCTGAAGCAGTTAGGCATTCCTAATGCTGGATGGAATGTTGTTTCTGGGGTTTCCATTCGTGAGGTTGAGCCGTCTACGCCTGCACCGGGCAAGATTTGGTACAATCCGATCACGGAAAACCTCTACATCCGCGATGCAAGCAACACATCCTGGAATGAGAACGACGTTATTACGTTCCCAAATGATCCTACCGTGCGAGGTTCGTGCGATGCGTGGTGGAATACCGTAGCCGGCATCCTATTTGTGTGGGATCAACTACAAAATTCGTGGGTTGCTGTAACAAACTTTGTAGACCAACCAAACGATCCCGCATTGGCACCAACGTTCGCGGATGGTTCCGCTTGGATTGACACGGATACAGGCAAGCTGTACATTTACGGTAACAACTGCTTTGCGGAGCAGGCTGTAATCACCTCGCCGACTGATCCACGAACTGCGGTAACAGTTGGTTCCGTTTGGTACAACGGCAATGTGTGGCACGTACGTACGGTATCTGGATGGTCTCCAATTACGCCAGTCGCATTTACAACAGACCCAGCTTTGATGCCTATTGGCACATTCTGGTACAACACTCCATTCAACGCCCTTCAGCAATGGAACGGGGCGGCGTGGCAAGCCGTAGTATACAACGCTACCCCACAACCACCAGTCAAGGGCGCGATGTGGTATGACACCACTACGAATATTCTGAAGCAATGGAACGGAACAGCGTGGGTAGCTGCGACACCGCCAGCTACAGTTGAACTGGATTGCAACGGCAATCTTCTGTTCACCGACAACACGGTTGGCAGCACCTCCATGGTTCGCATTAAGGACGGCGACCTATTCAGCTCAATGACAACTCCACCAACGCTTGGAGACTTGTCTCCAGGTACGGACGGGGCATCCAGTACACCAACGTACATGGAAATGGGCATTGGTACTGACGGCTCAGTGGCAATGCGTGAGCAGATTGGCATGGATATTCGGTACGAATTAGGCTATCCAAATGTTGACGTTGAAATCACAAAGGAGCAGATGGATTACGCAATCTCACGAGCCCTTCGTGAGCTGCGCATGCGTTCCGGCGTTGCGTACAAGCGCGGATTTTTCTTCATGAGCATCAAGGCGAATGAGCAGAAGTTCTTCCTGACCAACAAAATATCAGACATGAACAAGATTGTTGATGTGCTGGGCGTGTACCGCTTAACGTCTTCATTCTTGTCGTCAGCACACGGCGCCGGCGTTTACGGCCAGATTGTGATGCAACATATGTACAACATGGGCACTTTTGACCTATTGAGCTACCACTTGATGGGCGAATACACCAAGTTGATGGAAATTCTATTTGCTGGACGCGTAACCTACACATGGAATGAGCAAACACGTGAATTGTTCCTGCACCACCGCTTCAGCATGGCTGAGCAGATGGTTGCAATTGAAGCAACGATTGAGCGGACGGAGCAAGACATTATGTCGGATCGTTACGCCAATCCGTGGATTCGTCGCTATGCGGCTGCTATGTGCCGTTTGATGCTTGCAGAAACGCGCGGCAAGTTCTCTACACTCCCTGGAGCGGGTGGCTCAATTACACTCAACGCAGGTGAATTGCGTCAAGCTGCTCAGCAAGAAATTGAAGCTTGTCTGCAGGAAATTGATGACTACATCGCCGATAAGCCGGATGAGTACGGCATGGGTGCACACTTCGTATTTGGATAATCTACAATGGCAACAAACCCAACCCTAAAATGCAAGACGCCTAACGTATGTCAGCCCTGGGACTTCTCTGCCCAGGGCCGTACTGATACGTATGCAAGTTTGTTGCAACAAGAATCGCTAAACATTGCTGGTGCAACGATTAATGTCCATAAATTACTCGGCATTCACGAACAACAGCGCTTGGTCGACTTGGCAGGAAACGGCAAGGCACTGTCGGGTGGGGATGCCCCCAACTACCCAGCAGCAAACGCATTCACCACCACTGCAAATGAATGGCGGTCACGTCAAACTGGCACACAGGCAATCAGCGCATCAGCATACATTGGATACGACTTCGGTGAGGTGAAGATTGCTAACGGTCGTCGTCGATATGGTGTTGACGCCAATGTTCGTGTGCATATCGCATCTATGAAGATCAAACAGAGTGCAAACCCTCTACTCCGCGTTGCCAAAGTCCGCATAGAGCGATCTGACGACAACGTCCAATGGTACGGCGTTGCCGTGGTTGACCTGCCGAATGATGATGTGTTAAACACAGTTACATTCAAAAGCTCCGCGCCCAATCGGTACTGGAGGCTTCGTCCGATTGGATTCGTTGGAGGTCAATGTGATGCGTGGGGCGTTCAAGCCCTGGAGCTCATGGAATATGAGGCCACAAAGTTTGACAACATCCAAGACAAAATCCTGATGGAGAATCGGGATCGTGACTATTCACAGCCCGCAATTGCCTGCCGTGGGTTTTACGACATTGTCGCTCCGATGATGGATCTTGGTCAGTTTGGTGCAGCGTGGCAAGACACATACACAATCAAACTGAACTTTGGACATTGTATCGAGAAGCTAGGTCGACCTGTTATCATTGGTGACATCATTGAGCTGCCGAGCGAAGCGCAATATACTCCAGACTTGCGTGAAGTAAAACGCTTCCTTGAAGTGACGGACGTGACGTGGGATTCTTCGTCATATACCCCGGGGTGGACACCAACTATTCTAGCAATTACAGCAAAACAAGCTCTCGCATCGCAAGAAACACAGGACATCTTCGGTGATCTGCGCACCATGGTAGACAATTCCGACCTGTTTGCCACTTCCAACAAGAAGGGTGCGGAGTATCAAGACTTCTCCGTCATCACGCACAATATTGCAGCTGATGCAAAGACGGCAGTGCCTGAATACGGCAGCGAGGGATCGAACACCATACGTGAGTTCACTGATGAGGAATTAAATACCGCTAAGGCGTCAGGATTCCCTCACATCCGCAAGATGAACTTTAACAAGACGGGACTGTTTGTCGAGGACGGCATTCCTCAAAACGGCGCTCCGTTCACGGAAGGACCTGTGCTGCCTGATGTGGCTAACGCAAACGATGGTGATCACCACCGGTTGACGTACGAAGGTACTGCCAAGGACGTACCAACCCGCCTGTACCGTTATTCAGCGACTAAGAATCGTTGGATCTATCTGGAGACAGACCGCCGCGAACAGTACAACACAATGAAGAACAATCTGGAAGAGTACACAACTAATCCAGCTAAGATACCAGCAAGGAATATTCGATAATGGCATACCAAGCAGACGGCTACTACTATGATGCGCAGCTACGCAGCTACATCCTTCAATTCATGGCAATCTTCACCGGCTTGCAGGTGCAGATTGGTAAGTGGGGTACTGTGGATGAGCGGTTGATTGAAGTACCAATTCACTACGGAGCCCAGGACCGTGTAGTTGCAGCAATCATGACTGACAATACAGCAAACAAGCCGTTACGGCTCCCTGTCATGAGTGCGTACCTACGTGGGATCAATATGGATCCAGCACGAATGGTTGGCATTGGGGTAGAACGCCGGCAAGCATACGTTCCAGTTGGTGGATTGGCACCAGATGACATCAGGGTAGTGTATCAGCGCAAACCAATGCCGTACACGATTGATGTTGACCTGTCAATCTACTCAAGCAATTCTGAGCAACACTTTCAAATCCTGGAACAAATCTTACCAATCTTCGATCCACAGCTGGTAATTCAAACATCTGACGGTGTGTTTGATATGACTCGGCTAACTCATGTACTGCTAAAAGGCATCAACAATGATACTCCGTATCCTGTGGGACAAGACCGTCGAATCATCCAGAGTACGTTGAATTTTGAAATTCCAATTTGGATTGACACTCCTGCTGATGTCCGTCGTAACTTCGTTGAGAAGGTGTTTCTACGTATTGGTGCTGTTGGTACCAGTGCATCAACAAACTACGAAATGTTGGATGAACTTGATGCTCAAGGTATCCCGTACGAAAAGATCGCAGACATCGGCGACCTTCCGCCCATGTAAATTTGGAAAATTGAGGGACACCACGATAAATAATGCCATAATTTGATTTCCCTAGGAGTCACACATGGCAAACCTCGTAAGTGCTGGCGTAAGCGTAACCGTTACAGATGAATCGTTTTTCATCCCTGCGGCTGCGGCCACAGTACCTCTAATCTTCATCGCTACAGCAGATGAGAAGAAGCGTGCAGACGGCGTCACCGACGCTGCCGGCACATTTGAAAGCAACGTCATTCGTACGGTCACGTCGTTGAAGCAAAGCACAGAACTGTACGGCGTTCCGAAGTTCCGTAAAGACTCCACAGGCAGTCAGTTCCACGGCGATGCTCGTAACGAATACGGTCTATTCGCATTGAACCAGTTCCTTGGTGTTGGTAGCTACGCATACGTAGTCCGCGCCAACGTGAACCTAGACGATGACCTAGCAAGTATCCGCACGATGTGGGATACGAAGATGCAGGAATCCAGCTACGTTCTGGAAAACCTAATCAACTCGTATTTGAACGAATACAACCTATCTAACGGCTTCGTCGTCAGTAGCGTTGGTCTCGTCAACACTGTCACGGTTACGGCTGGTACGGGTTACACACCTGGCACATACACCAACGTCGTGTTGTCTGGTGGTACAGGTACTGGCGCAACGGCAACGATTGTTGTTGGCGCAGGCGGAACTGTTACAAGCGCTTCGATCACACCTACGATGCGTGGCACCGGCTATCAAGTTGGCAACATCCTGACCGCTGCAGCTCTGACTGGCGGTACGGGCTTCCAACTAACTGTTGCAACTATCACAGGATACAAGTCAACCGTTGCTAAAGCCACAGTTGAATCACTGGCAGCAACCGCTACTACGGCTGTTTGGCAGAAGTTCTCGTTCCGCAACTCACAAGCTAGCTTCACTGACGATGTGACAGCTGTCCCTCAACCAATGTATCCTAACGGCTACACTCAACCAGCTGTTGGCGCTTTCAAAGGCTTTAAGGGTGACACTGCAGCATTCGTGAACGGTGGACAAGGTAGTGTTGTAGCTACGGAGTTTACTGCCCAAGAAGCAGCAAACCTGCTACTTGGATCGGGAGACCAGTTTAAGTACACGATTACCTTCCGTGACCAAACAAGTCTTGGTGCTAACGATGCGGCGCGTCGTGTTGCAATTGTCAATGCTCTTCAAGCAGCAGTCAACAGCAATACTGACATCCGTTCTGAATCGTATGAGTACAACTTGATCCTGTGCCCAGGCTACCACGAAGTTGCTGACGAAATGCTGGCCCTGCGCACGGACATCCAAGACGAAGCATTTGTGATTGCTGATACACCAATGAACCTGTCGCCTGAAGATGTGGTCACGTGGGCAGCTACTACCGCACGTCGTACTGGCGTTGGCATCGCTTACTACTACCCACACGGCTTTGCGTCCAACCTCGACGGCACCAACGTATTCGTTGCAGCTTCGGGCATTGCTCTGCGCACATTGACATACAGCGACGATGTGTCGGAACTGTGGTTTGCGCCAGCAGGTACTCGCCGTGGCTTGGTATCTGGTCTGTCAGACGTTGGCTACGTCACCGGTACATTGGGTGCTGCTACAACATTTGTACCAGTTGCTCTGAACCAAGGTCAGCGTGACAACATGTACAAATACTTCACAAACATTAACCCGATCGTGTTCTTCCCAGGTCGTGGCATCATTGTGTGGGGTCAAAAGACCTCGGCGCCTGCTGCTTCGGCTCGTGACCGCATCAACGTTGAACGTCTGCTTGGCTACGTTCGTCGTCAACTGCGCAAGAACACCATGCCGTTTGTGTTTGAACCAAACGATCAACTGACTCGCGACAACCTGAAGGCTGCCGTAGACGGATTCCTTGGTGACCTGATCACCAAGCGCGGCCTCTACGACTTTGCGACGATTTGTGATGAATCAAACAACACTGCTGACCGCATCGACCGCAACGAGATGTACATCGACATTGCACTGAAGCCAGTACGCGCAGCTGAATTCATCTACATCCCAATCCGCGTTGTTGCAACAGGCACGGAAATCTAAATAGAGAGACAAAAGGAGAACAACCGTGAGTACAATTAATGATTTTGGTATCCCTGGCGTCGGCTCTGGTATTGCGCATCCTAAGCACAAGAACCGCTGGCGTGTAACATTTGCAGGCATGGGAGGCGGCGAAAACAGCATCCCTGTGTCAATGCAAGCCATCACTGTTACCCGCCCGAAGCTGTCTAAGAGCGAAATTGAATTGCATCGCTACAACTCAACCGCATGGGTTGCTGGTAAGCATACGTGGGATCCAATGTCCCTAACGATTCAAGATGACATTACGTCAGCAGCATCGCGCGTCATTCAAGCTCAACTGCAAAAGCAGCAGTGGTTGATTGGTGCAGAAGGCCAATGGTTGGGCGCAGCTGGCGAAGGTTCGCTGTACAAGTTCGTTACCTACATCGACATGCTCGACGGCCGTGATCAGGTTGTTGAAAAGTGGACGATGGAAGGTTGCTGGCTGAAGGAAGTTGACTGGACGGATCTGGACTACGCTTCCACATCTGATGCTGTGAACATCAACCTAACGATTCGTTTCGACCACGCTCGTCAGAGTCTTGGAGGTTACGATCAAGGTCTGGGCATTGCCACAGGCGGCGCAGGTAAGATTTAATCATTACGGTGATTGAAAAAAGGGTGCTTCGGCACCCTTTTTTGTTGACTTGTTGAATGAGCGGGGTTACGCTAACCGGATGACTAATGCAGCAATAACAATAACAACAGCGGCCCACAAAATGGCCGTTGGTGATGGCGTCGTTGAATCGGCAACAATAACCAATCCCATAAACAGTCAGCATACCGTTGGGTTGGTGTGGGCTCCAGTGACTATCAATATCCCTCTAACTGCTGATAATCAGCACTTGGCGTCACTGATCAACGAACAACTGGACGCACAGCTCAGGTCTGGACTCTCAGCAAAATGCAGTCTTGAGCTTCTGGGCCTGGATACGGATTACTCAGGTACTCTCGAAGGGTGCTGGATTCAGTCCGCTAACTGGTTGCACGAAGAGCAGCTGACAGTTGAAATTCGAGCTGATCACTGGAGGCAGAGGAAGTTTACGCACCCATAAATACTCCAAATCTGGAGATTTTCATGGGTGATCCACGTACTTTTACCGTTAAACAATGTGAGCCATCTTATGCTGACCGTAGTGGCGCAAGCATTGGCAGTGCGACGAGTGCTCGCCGCGACTTTTTCAATGCTATAGGCAAAGTCGGTGACCTAGCCGTATTGAATAGTGTGGGCGCCGGCAAAGTCGGTGCAGGACTACGCACTCTTGCCAGCATCTCAAACACCATTCGTGTGGGGAACGGAGCACTCCCGTCTTCGATTGGATCATCCATTGACAACGGTGCAAACTGGGTGCTTGAAACAACGGGCATTGCCCCCTCCGTAGTCGACACCCTACGCGGCTTCCATCCCGAAATTGCAAACCAGGCATACGGACAGGCAAAGGTAGTGTTTGACTCCGTTAAACGTGGCAAATTCAAAGCTCGTGACATCCCCAATGTACTACAAGACTTCCAGAACTTGGAACGTCTCGGCCGCAGCATCTTTACGCCTGGTGGGGACGACGTGCAATCATCGCTAGGAGAACACTGCCAGTATTCCCCATACGCCGTTGACCTGATTGCTCGAGCACCAAAATACAAATTCTTGTTTGTAATTGAATTCGTGGTAAACGGAGCGTACGCTGAGCTGAATACGGCCACCGGGCCATTGAACATGGCCTTTGCTGTAAAGAAGTCTACGCGGCCAAATCCTAAGTTCATATACGAAGACGCAAACTATTACGGCCATCGTACCAAAATTCTTACTAAAACAGAGTACGAAGACATGACCATGTCGTTCCACGACGACAATATGAACTACGCCACCACGTTCTATCACTCCTACTTGCGTGCCATGATTCCGTCATCTGGCATGAACCCAAGCAACGGCGGGACAACACCAAGCATCCTAGAGCAGGATAGCATGTCGTACAGTGACACTAGTGTGCTCGCAGCAGATCAAATTTTGCAGCACATTCCCGCAAACGTGTACTCTGCATCTACCGGTCCTCTAAACAAAGATGTAAAAAGTATCTTCTCTGAGATCCGCATGTACCACATCTTCGACAACGGCAACCGGATGAATGTATGGCACTTCTCCAACCCACGTATCACTACGCTCGCCCTCGATGATGTTGATATGTCAGCAGGAAGCGAAGGGAACGAACTGTCCCTGACATTTGGATATGACAGTTTGTACCTCGAGCCTGATGTTGATATGTCAACGGCTTCGTTTGCCGATCTTCAACGTGGTGCGTACTATCCGCTACGGTATGTCGGAGCACCAAACAAGTCATCTACACTCGCATCGGTTGTTAGCAACCCGCTGTCAAGCTTGAGCACGTCTGCACAGAACCTGATGAATACGGCAACAGCTCAAGCTCAAACGCTGTACAGTTCGGCTGTAACCGCAGCAAGCGATCTATCATCCAAATTCAGTAATCCAATGAGTGGATTTGACATTCTTGGATAAACCATGGCTAAAGCGTTCATGCAGGGGTACTACGTACCCAAAAACCCTGATAAATACGTTGGTGATTTGTCGAAGATCCGTTATATGTCTTCTTATGAATATGAGACACATTCATTCTTTGACAACAATCAACGCGTATTAAAATGGTCAAGTGAGCCATTCTCAATCCCGTACCTAAAGCCAACCGATGGGCGGTTGCACAAATACTATCCGGATTATTGGGTGCAGTATGTGACCAGCGACGGAGAGATCAAGGAAGAATTGATCGAAGTGAAGCCTAGATCGCAAACATCGTCGCCTCGAGGTAACTCAAAGTACCGAGCGTATGAGCAGTTAACATTTGCTGTCAACCAAGCCAAGTGGGCAGCAGCTCGTCAGCTATGTGATCAAAAAGGCTGGGGATTCAGAATCATTACAGAGAAGTCGATTTTCAAATGACAAACACCGTTACAAAAGAGAAACTGATCGAGCATCCGCTCGAACAGGTATTCGATATTGAGCCAGGCACAACAATAACTGAGTTTGTTGAAGCTGTGCCGTCCATGGTTGTAACGCCTCTAAC